ACCTTGATCTTTAATATTAACGCTTGCTTTTACGTTTTTTACTTTTTCCATTTTTCTTTACCTTTTTATTTTTTGACTTCTTTGCTTTTTCTAATGCAATAGCAATAGCAGTCTTTTGTTTTTTACCTTTACCAATTAATTCTTTTATATTAGCAGATATTACCTTCTTACTACTACCTTTTTTTAAAGGCATTACTTTTTCTTAACTACTTTGGCCTTAGCCTTAGAGACAGTTTTAGGCTTTTTGGATTTAGACTTAACTTCTTTGGTTGCTTTCGCAAGGACTTTGTCCGCTTCTTTGTCGACCTTTTTGGCGATCTTGTCGATGTCGATATTTGCATTCTCATTGATGATCGGTTGATTGCCATTTAATTTTGCCTCTTCTTCTTTCATTGCAGCTTTATTCACTGCTGCCATTTTTTGTCTAACTGAACTCATTTGTTGCCTCGCATGATATCCATTGCTTTAAATTGATTTTGCTGCTCGATTCTTTCACGAGCAATTTCGTCTTTCATCATAGCAATTTCTTTTTGAATTTGTAACCTTTGTTCTGCAATCTCATTACCTTGCATTGCTTTCATTGCATCAAACTGTTGTCTTTGTGAAAATTCTTCACGTTTGCGTTGCACATCATCAGCTTTAATATCTAATTCCTTACCCCTTAATTCAACCAATGGATCAGGCATTGGAGGGGGTGGCATAAAGACTGAATTGATTTGCTCCATTAATTGAGCAACAACTGCTGCCACATCACGAGCCACAGTTTCTTGTAATTGTTGTTGATAACCCATAGAAACTTCTGGTGGCAATTGATTAATTTGTTGTAACATTTCTTGGAATTCTGGATTTTGTGCATTTTGTTGATCAACAATTTCAGCAGCCCTTAAAGATATATGTTGATAAACATGTGCTTGAATTAAAGATAAAACTACTGGATTAGTTTGAGCAGTAACAGTTCCATATAAAGATAAATGAGAATTGATATGTGCATCATGATCTTGTCCTGCAAATGCTTGTTGAACTGTACCTGAGATAAGCCCTGCATTTTCATTAGCAGGATCTACTGGTTGTGGTTGTGGAGGAGGCGGTAATAATTGCTCAATATTTTGTACCCCCATAGAAGAATACATTCTTCGATAAGCTTCATAAATTCCATCGGGCCCATGTATCTCTGGATTACTTTGTACTGTCGTAAGTAACTCTTGTGCCATCATAACCCTTTGACTCATTGAAAAAGTATTTGGATCTGA